GGTACAACCGGTACAACCAACAGTGCAAGCATCCGCTGCACCAGTTAGTGAAGTGGCCTACACGTTTGACCAGCTAACTAAGGCAGCTATAGGACTAGTTCAGTCAGGTAAGATTAAGTCTACAGACTTAACGCCAGTGTTAGTTAATGGGTTTGGTGTAAATCAGATGAGTGATTTGAAGCCTGAGCAGTACAACGACTTTGCTGCTAAGCTAAAAGAACTTGGTGGGGTGATCTAATGCCGGAAGAACATGCAAAATTAAGTGCTAGTGGGTCTAACAGATGGATAAACTGTCCCGGCTCTATAGTGCTTGAAAGAAGTTTTGAGGAAAAAGAATCAGAATACGCGGAAGAAGGTAGGCTGGCTCACGCAGTAGCAGAATTGAAACTGACTAAGTACTTTAAAAAAGGCATAGGCCCTAAGAAATTTAAGGCCCAGATGGACGAGTTTAAGAAGTCACCATATTGGAATAAATCAATGGATGATTACACTGATGACTACTTTGAATTCGTAAAAGAAAAGGCCTTATCTTATCCAGACAGGCCATTCGTAGATGTAGAACTCAGGGTGGACTACTCAAATGTAGCGCCTGAAGGGTTTGGAACTTGTGACTGTGTGATGTTACACGGTAATGAGTTATCCATTATAGATTTAAAGTATGGTACCGGCGTGAAAGTGGATGCCAAGGATAACTCACAACTAATGTTATATGCGCTGGGTGTGCATAATATGTTTTCTGTGATATATGATATTAAGACAATTCACTTGTCTATAGTGCAGCCTAGGTTAGGTCACTATGATACCCATACTATTGGAATAGATGAACTACTGGCCTTTGGCGAGAGGATAAAGCCGATAGCCCTAGAGGCGTTTAACGACTCAGACAAACTAGCTGTGGGTGACCATTGTGGGTTTTGTAAGGCAAAGTCAAAGTGTAGAACTAGGGCAGAAGCAATGTTTAAGCCGGTAGAAGAGCACATATTGTCAAAAGAAGTAGATCCGTATGAAATTAAATTACTTTCAAGTCAGGAAATGGGTGACTTACTCATGAAGCTTGATGGGGTCGTTGATTGGATAAAGTCTTTAGAGGCAGAGGCCCTAGCAGAGGCCCTAGCAGGTAATACGGTAACAGGTTATAAGCTGGTTGAAGGTAGGAGTAACAGGAAGATTACTGATGAAGCCTTGGCCGTAAGTAAGCTAGTATCCGCGGGGTATGAAGAGCCACTACTGTATGAAAGAAAGTTACTATCTATGACTAACTTAGAAAAGCTAGTTGGTAAAAAGGACTTTGCGAGTATCTTAGATGGTGTGATAGAAAAGCCACCGGGCAAACCAACACTTGTTAAGACCAGCGATAAGAGAAAAGAATACGTCTTAAATGACGCAAAAAGTATGTTTAATAATTTAGATAAAGAAAAGGAGAATTAATTATGGCACAGCAGATAACAACAACAGAGGTAAGACTAAGCTACGTAAATGTATTCGTAGCAAAAGAGGACCAGAGCGGTAGATTAAAATACGGGGTAACTTGTCTGTTACCTAAGACAGATGTAAATGGATATAACATGTTAATGCAGGCTATACAGGCAGAAGCACAGGCAGAGGCTAATGGTAAGTTAAAGGGCGTATCAATTCAGCACGTAAAACACCCAATCCATGATGGTGATGGGGTTACTCAAAATGGTACACCATTCGGTGACGAGTGCAAAGGCCACTGGGTGTTTACCGCATCTTGTAGTGAAGATAGACCACCTTCAGTGGTAGACCAGAGAGTGCAGCCAATATTAGATAAGTCACAGGTATATAGTGGGTGCTATGGTCATGTAGCCTTATCCATATATGCTTATGACAACCAGTCAAAAGGTATTGGATTCGGTCTTAATGGTCTTCAGAAGACAAGAGATGGTGAGGCACTAGGATTTAACTTTAATGCACAGGACGCATTTACGGCAGTAGCTATGCCGGCAGTAGATCCTATTACAGGACAGCCAGTATAATACATGAACTTAATAGAGGGGTTTTTACCCCTCTTTATTTTACCGATATAGGGGGTTAAAAATATGGAATTTGAAGTTTTTATAAATGCATTAAATGAGATAGTCGATAGGGCTAAGGAAAGAGATGTTGAAATAGACGAAGTTGATATCCTGGCAGACAACTACTATAACTGTATTCAGTTTTCATCAAAGGGGATTATCGTGGCTGACTTAGACCTTACTGAAAGTGGACCATATAACTTCTATGGAGTTTTGAGGGATTAGCTATGAAGCACCTAAATATAGATATAGAAACCTATTCAGAGGTAGATATCACCAGTAGCGGGGCTTATAAATATGTAGAAGACCCAACATTTGAGGTCCTTATGTTTGCATACTCAATAGACTTTGGAGAAGTTCAAATAATAGACCTAATGCAGGGTGAGGTCCTACCAGATGAAATAATTAAGGCTATGGCAGATGATGAAGTAATCAAGCATGCCTATAATGCCTCTTTTGAGTATAATGCACTTTTGGCAGCCGGATATGATGTAGGTTCTAGATGTGGTTGGCGTTGTTCAATGTTTCATGCTATGTATCTAGGCTATCCAGGGGGACTGGCCAAGACAGGAAATGCCATAGGGCTGCCACAGGATAAGAAAAAAGATTCAGCAGGTAAGGCACTTATTAATTACTTCTCTAAGCCTTGTAAGCCAACTAAGGTTAATGGGGGTAGGCTTAGAAACCTACCACACCACGATCTAGACAAGTGGGGGATGTTTAAAGACTACTGTAAGCAGGACGTTGTGGCCGAGATGGAAATATACAAGAGATTATCTATATTTCCAGTGCCTGATATTGAACAAAGGCTGTGGGAGTTATCAGACTCAATGAATGCTTTAGGCGTTAAGGTGGATGTAGACCTGGTAAATAGCGCACTGGCTATTGATGATGAATCGTCTGACAGACTCATTAAAAGAGCCAAGGAAGTAACTGGGATAGATAATCCTAAGTCAACTAGTCAAGTACTAAATTGGCTGCAGGAAAGGGTAGACGGAGTTGAAAACACCAACAAGGAAACAGTAGCAAGTCTTCTATCAAGAGATGATATATCTAGTGAGGTCAGGGAGTTTTTGAAAATCAGACAGGAACTAGCCAAGGCCTCTATAAGCAAGTATAAGGCCATGGATGTATGCAAGGGCAGAGGTGATAGGGTAAGGGGACTGCTACAGGTGTATGGAGCTAACAGGACTGGCAGATGGGCAGGAAGATTAGTCCAGGTACAGAACTTACCTAGAAACTACTTAGACAATCTAGAGACCATTAGAGATGTTATTAAGACTAAGAATCTTGACTTACTACAGCTTGTATGTGGGAATGCTTCTGACACCCTATCACAGCTTATCAGAACGGCTTTTATACCAACTGAAGGTAATAAATTTGTAGTGGCTGACTATTCAGCCATAGAGGCTAGAGTGGTTGCCTGGCTAGCTGGTGAAGAGTGGGTCAACAAGGTATTTGCTACTCACGGAAAGATATACGAAGCTACAGCAAGTCAAATGTTTGGAGTACCTTTTGAACTGATTAAAAAGGGTAATCCAGAGTATGAGTTAAGGCAGCGTGGTAAGGTCGCAACACTTGCCCTGGGTTATCAAGGTGGTGTAGGTGCCCTAGTTGCTATGGGTGCCGATAAGATGGGCCTTAGTGAAGATGAAATGACTGAAATAGTTGAAAAGTGGAGAGGGGCAAACCCTAACATAGTTAAGCTATGGCACGGTCTAAATCGGGCTTGTATAAAGGCCCTACAGACAGGAAAAGACCAAGAGATAAGAGGTCTTAGGATTAGGTATGAGTGTGAGGCTATATACGGCCAGTCATTTTTAACAATCCAGCTACCTAGTGGACGAAAGCTATTTTACCCTAAGCCTTACATCAAGGATAATCAGTTTGATAAGCCAGCAATCCACTTTTTCTCGCAGAAGAATACCAAGTGGTATCCTGAAAGCACTTATGGGGGTAAGCTAACCGAAAACTGCGTACAGGCTATTGCTAGGGACTGCTTGGCAGACCTATTAATTAAATTAGATAGTAGACTTAAAAGCCATCCAGTAGTAATGCACATCCATGATGAGGTCGTACTGGATGCCGGCCAAGATCTTACACTTGACGAAGTGTGCAGGATAATGGCGGAGCCAGTAGGATGGGCACCAGGATTAGTACTAAAAGGTGCTGGCTTTGAGTCAGAATTTTATATGAAGGATTAGGGGGGTTTAAATGAGTGAGTTTTTAATGTATATGGCAAAGGAACATTTGTTGGAACTATCGGTCTGGGTCATAATTTGGGCATATGCCTTTGGGTCTAGGAGAAAGATAGAGATTAAGATAAATAAAGATGATAAGTAGTGGGGGGTTAAGTATGATAAGAAATGAGTTAGCAGAACAAATAAAAGATGAAGCGGTGGCGCCATATATAGCGGGTGAAATGCCTGACATGGTCAATAGTCCAGCACATTATAAGCTAGATGGATTAGATATAGAGTCCAAGGATGTTCTAAAATCAGTCTTAGGCACTAAAGGATATGTTCACTGGGCTTGCGGAAACGCACTTAAATATATCTTCAGGTGGGAGAAGAAAAACGGCCTTGAGGACTTAAAGAAGGCTAGGAAGAATTTAGACTTTGCCATTGAGACTTTGGAAAGTGAGGGCAAATAATATGAGTTATTTGGATTATAGGAAATTGCCAAAGAAGATATACTACACCGCAATAGTCGTGGTTGTTTTATGCAGCGTATTCTTAGCTGGGGCTCACACAGGTAGGATTATCCAGCAGGAACAGGATAGGCTGTATGTGGGCAAAGTCATTGAAAAGGAACATGTTCCAGAAAAGATAGAAAATGGTGAGAGATTTGACGAAGCCTACTATATAGTGGTCGAAGATAATCACAAGGAATTACTTAGGTATAGCGTATCCAAGGATGTTTACCAACAAATTGATATAGGCGAGATGTATAGAAGAAAGTAGGTGGGTTGATGTCATTACATAAATATCCCTGGTTGGGTGATGAAATAAGTCTCATAGCAGATAATATTGAACACCCACCCAGAATCGTATATAAGAAATACGTTGAGAAATTTGGCCAGGTAAGGTCATTTAATGCAGTCAAGAGAAAGAGATTAGACCTTATAGATGAATTGGGTGGGGTGGATAAAGACTTAAAAGAAGTTGGACCGGCCAGAAGCACAGAGACTAAACCCAACAAGGTTATATCAAAATACGATATGGGTAGAATTCTCAAGGATGATTTAACAGAGAGACGAAAGAGAAATGCCCAACTAAAAGACTTCACTGAATTAATTACTGGTAACAGATATAGTGTGAGGTTAGCAGAGGGTCACAGTAGTGAACTTGATTTAACATTCGAGTATATGGATGACTACAACCTGTATTTTAGGGCCAATAGTGGTTGCGTTGAAACGTTTCCGAGACATAGAAATTTAGTAGTAATATTTGATAAAAATTCAAATAGGTTGGTGTGCAAACCTCTAGTATTTGCACCCAATGATAAAGTTTAAGGAGTAGGATATGAAATTACTAAAGATATATACAGAAGTACTAAAAGATATTTTAAGTGATAAACCTTTAAAGGTGAAGGTATATCCAAAGGATGATTACCTAGAGGTGATATGTGCACCATACACAGTGGTATACTGCGTACCTAGGGAGTCTTTTCCATTTGATTTAAATGGTGAAAGGATATCAGAGGGAGTATCAGAAACTGGTTCAATACTTCCAAATAATGTGGTGGTTAATTCCCAAAAGGCTACTATAGTAGGCTATGATATGCGAATTGTTGATGCCAAAGAATATTTAGTGGCACTTTTAAAGGTTAATCCTGATGATGAAAAAGAAAGACCTGTTATGGTTAACAAGGATCTGTTAAAGAATTTTGATAAAGATGCAGAATTACGTATCGTAAATGAAGTTGACAGAATACACCCAGTAGGTGTATTTGAAAAGAACACTAGTGGTGACTACGCCCTTGCGGGATTAGTTTTACCTATAATGCGCTAAAATCTGAAGGGGGGGGTAACCTTGTTTATAAACGATAGAAAAATAACCTTGTCGGTAGGGTCAAATAGGTACTCAAAAAACTGGCAAAGACAGACTATGAACTATTCTGACCTTGTTGACAAACTGAAGACCCCTACTAGATCGCTTGAGAGTCTAGCCGATTATATGAAGATGAAAAAATCCCAGCAGGACGCTTTAAAAGATGTTGGGGGTTTTGTCGGTGGTGTGCTAAAAGGTAACCAAAGACTTTCACATAATATCGAGTCCAGGGATCTAATTACCCTGGACTTTGATAATATCGCAAGTGGGATGACAGATGATGTTATCAAAAGGGTTCAGGTGTTAGGGTGTAACTATGTTATATATTCAACTAGAAAGCATGCTAGTTATAAGCCCAGGCTTAGGATAATCATTCCTACAGATAGGACAATTACAGTAGATGAGTATGAGCCTATAGCGAGAAAAGTAGCTGCCATGATAGGGATAGAGATGGCAGACCCGACAACATTTCAGGCATCTAGGCTAATGTATTGGCCGAGTTGTTCATCTGATAGCGAATACGTGTATAAGTATGAGGACAAACCATTTTTAAACGCAGACGGTATTCTCAGTCAGTATGCAGACTGGAAGGATGTCACTTGCTGGCCACAGGTTCCTGGGGTTGATATTAAGCAAAGGCACTTAGTAGATAAGCAACAGGATCCTACCACTAAAAAAGGGCTTGTAGGGGCGTTTTGTAGGACCTATGATGTATTTTCAGCCATGGATAAGTTCATCCCAAGTGCCTATGAAGATACAGGAAAAGATGACAGGTATACCTATGCAGGTGGGTCAACATCAGGTGGTGCTGTTATATATCAAGATGGAATGTTCTTGTATTCTCACCACGCTACAGACCCATGTAGTGGTCAGCTAGTTAACGCATGGGACCTTATAAGGCTGCATAAGTTCTCACATCTTGACGAAGAAGCAACTGAGGGAACGCCAGTATCCAAAATGCCGTCTTATGTAGCCATGAAAGAGCTTGTTAGGGCAGATAAGGCAGTTATGTCTAAGCTTGATGAAGAACGCCAGGAAGAGGCCCAGGATTATTTCAATGACCTAGGTCAAAGTAGAGTAGGTCAAGATGTAGTGGATAGTGTAGATCAAGTTAAAGAAATAGAAGATAGCAACTGGGCAGAGAAGCTAGAAAAAAATCCAAATACTGGAAAGAATGAAAAGTCAATAGCCAATATAGTACTAATATTATCTAATGATAGGAATTACAAAGGTAAGATATGGCTAGATGACTTCGCTGGTAGGCTAATGGTTACTCGTCCACTGCCATGGGATAGTAGCGATGGATCTAGGGAGTGGAATGACTCAGATGACGCCCAGCTGGCTCTAAGGTTAGAAAAGGAGTACCAGATAACAGGCAAGGATAAGATAGAAACAGCCGTTAAGGTAGTTAGTGATAACAACAAAAGAAACGAAGTAAAAGACCTTATAGAGTCCTTTAAGTGGGATGGCGTACCAAGAATACCTACACTACTACATGACTACTTAGGTGCTGAACAGTCCATATACGCAGCGGATATCATGAAGAAGTCATTGGCTGCTGCCGTTGCTAGGGCGTTTAGTGATAGCGGGGTTAAGTATGACTACATGGTTATATTTACCGGTAAGCAGGGGATAGGT